ACGCTCTTAGTGGCGATAAGCCCGCTATTTTCAGGTTTAATCCCCGCAATAGCAGTAGCAGTCTCTGCCCCTATAGCCCCCGTTGTAACATCCACCGCATAGTCGATTGTCGCAAATGTTATATCAGTAGGACAGATAAACTGCAAAATATATCCTGGTTCTACCTCAATAGGACATCCCATATGTCGCATCGTGCTATCCGCAGCTGTTAGAAGGGTGTCGGCTGTACTAAAAATTTTATTCGCCATGTTTTATTTTATTTAAGAAACGTCTACCAATCCTGATCCGTTATATCGCGCACCATCAAAATAAAAGAACGCTATATTTATATCGCTTGCGCCAGTTGTCCATGTTGGCTCTGTAGCACTTTGCCATTTTACTATGGCAGGCCAAGTAACCGAATGTCCCCCAACTCCATCTTGAAACCATACAAGGGTTAAGTGACAAGCTCCTGGTGGATCCGTAAAAGTAAAAACACAATTATTTGTTAAGGTAACGTTTTGTGCGTTTCCGTTAGCTGCATAATCTATTGCGATTGCTGCACCAGAATTACCATTACCAAACTCTGTTTGATATAGTTGTTTGTTGTTTAAGTCTATGTCGGATTGTAAAGGTGACGTTATTAATCCAACTTTTGACGATAAAGTTACTGCCATATTATTGTAGGTTAAATATTGTTGAACAAGTTCCTAAGAAACGATCTTGCTATATATTGCGTAATCTGCGTCGTTATTTCCTCCAGCTGTAACCACTTGAATTTTTAAATACTTAATAGCTACAGGCGTGTCCATTAAAAGTATGGCGTCACTAGTAAAATTAGCGGCACCAGTAAAAGTTAATGTCACATCTTGCCAGGTTGTAATTGCCGCTGCTGCTGTTCCGTCATCCTGTATTGTTGCTTCTAACGTAAGAGTTGCTGAATCAACACCTCCAGTTTTCTCAAACTGTACTCCTATATATTTCGCACCTGCCATATCAAGGTAATATGCGTAGGTTCCGTTTGGAGAATTTGTTACGTCAGCTAAGGTTTGAGAAAAGTGATAAGCCTCAGTGTCAGTTGCTATGGCTGTTTGGCCATCACCACGTTCAACAAACTTGTCATACTCTCTTTGCTGTCTTGAAGAAGGTAATGTCATAGGTTTTGGGTTATATTTTTAATTATGTAGTACTTGACGAGCTTTCCATCCACGCCAACTAATTGTCCTTATTATAGCATACCTAGCTCTTCTTTTAAAGTTTCGCTTTTCTTTGACCAATAGTTAGGAACACCTTTCTCTTTAGCTATAGCTTGCAACTCTTTGTACGAGAGACCTTTTGTTTCCTCCTCTACTGCGTCTAGCTTTGCTTTTTCTTCTGCCTTTTTTTCAACCTTAATAGCTGCAACTTCAGCTGCTCTTTTTCTTCTTTTCACTCCCAACTCTGTTAGCTCCATATCTGCAGGATATTGCTTGACGGCAGAAACTTCTTCTGGTGAAGCATACCTCCAACCAGGTCTAGTTCCTACGAAATAGTCAGCTAAATATTGTGGTGCAGCTGAAACCATTCCCTTTGAGTTTTGAACCCAAGCAGTAGATGTGTCTAATTTTTTCATAACATTTTGTTAAATAATATTCTCATAGGTAGGGACTCGAACATCCCCACCATATGAAAAGACTATTAAGTTCTTACTAAAACTCCGAAGTCATCTCTTAGTTCTCTTACTCCGTAAACTGTATCTACAACTAGTTCGTGTCCAAGTTGAGAAACAGAATATTCAGCTTGCGCTCTTGGTTGTTGAGCCATAGCTAATGCTAGTGCATCTTTGTGGAATAACATGTTGTTTCTGTTAGTACCACCAGTAAACACTAAGTTGTTAGACATGAATGTGTCTACACCATAAAGTCTACCGATATTTCCAGATTCAGTTGGTTTTCCTCCTACAAAATCGCTAGATGTGTAAGCTGCAAGATCTAATAGATCTCTTTTAACGTCTGATCTGAAAACAAATGATCTGTCATCTTCAGGACAATCAGCAAGGTCTAAAGCTTCAATTGAGTTTAGAACTACGTCAGTAGTAATAGCTGTATTGTAAACACCAGTCGCTGTTGAGAAACCTAAAGCTAATGCTGCAAGTGAAGTATCAATTGCTCTTGCAATAGCAGTAGATGCTGCGTCTGTGTAGTGAGCCATTAAATCTTGTTTAGATTGTAGCTCAGTAATATCTTCCAATAAGAAAGATGTTTCTTTGTGTTGGTCGATTGAGATTACAATATCAGTTTCTGTATTCGCTTGGAATGAAACTGGGATATTAGAAACCTTATCGTTTGCCACAAAGTTTGTAATTGACGGCACGCTGATAGAGTCATTCCCCATTCTAGCTTCATCGTCAAATCTTTTAACGAGTTTAGCTAAAACTAATTTTGGGTTTGTTTCTCTGATCACTTCTTTACTGAAGACTTCCGCCAAGAAAACGTCTGCAGTAGTGTTTGTTATATTAGGCATAGTTTAGTTTAATGTTAGTTAATAATTATACGGCAAATGTAATTGCTAAAAAAGTTGTACAGTCACCAATAATTGTACCACCTACGGCTTGTGTTTTTACTATAAGCTCAATACTGTCTCCTGCATCAAAGTCAACTACAGGGTTTCCAGCTTCTGTCTCAGCATGGTCAACCACGGTATAAACTTGCTCAGTACCAATAGCAAATGATTGCCCTGCCTCTAAAGTAGCATATTCTGTCCCAGCAACCTCAATTGATAAAACCCCCTGAGTTCCTGTTTGCGTTCCTGTTGCTTCTGTCCACATAATAGAAGACTCTTCAATATGTAACCTCCCTGCTCTAGGGGCGACGTATGTAAGCTGAGTTGTTCCATCTGCATCACTTATGTTTCCTGAAGCCAGAAATGTGTAATTCTTCATAATAATTAGTTGTTAATGATTTTGAGTTTTCCAGCCCTCCAATCCTTTATCACCTTCGAATACTTATCCGAAGTAGGATCAAGCTTTCTAAACTCAGATAGTTCAATCTGATTACTTGCATTCTTAGGAGCGGAAGCAACACCCCCTTTAGCACCAACCGATTTTCGTTTTACAACTTTCTTGGTTCGTGCCCCTTGAGCTAAAATGTTGACAGCGTCGTCAATACTTATCGTTTCACCTTTCATCCCCTTACTGGCTTGTAAGTGACGAGCAGCTCCAATAATATCTTCTGAAACACTAAGCCGTTTTGCATCGCTAGCCATTTCCTTCTTTGCGCCCATACGCCTGAATTCTTCTGCCATGTCTTCCTTACTAAGAAATCCAAGACTCCTCATAGTTTGTCTGGCTTTTTCGTATTCAGGGGAAAGCTTTGCTTTTGGCTTAACTGTCGTTTGTTTTTTAAGAGCTTCAATTTCTTTACGCATTTCTGCAAGCTCTTGCGTCTTCTTAGTGTAGTCTGACTGACGCATATATCCCGCCTTTAACTCTTCCTGCGGGATACTTTCCTCTTCGTCTGATTCCTCTGCTTGAGGTTGATCTTCGTCGAGGTTGTCTTCCTCGTCGTTAGAATCTACTTCTGGTTGGTCTGACTCCTTTACGGGTTGGTCGTTTGACTCCAAGTTTTCTTCTTCTGACATGTGTGTTTGATTAAGTAATAGATTGAAACCTATCTAGGAGTTTAAAACAGGTTTCACGCCACTACTAGTTGTCAACACACTTAACTGCATTTTCAATAAAACGCCTTAAATCTTTCTCTGCCTTAAGCTCACATTGAACTTCTATTAGCTCTTCCTTTCTACACAATTCTAACTTATCCCTCAAGAGCTTTTCTTTATGCTCGAAGTATTCGTTTAGGTGTTTCCATCCCGGAGTTCTAGACAAGGCTCTTATTTTTTTCGCCTTATCGTTCATCTCCAAAGCCAGCTTTTCCTGCATATTATCAATAACCCTTCTCTCTTTTGCTACTCGCATCCTTTCTTTCCATTGAGTGATATTCATATATATACGTTAGTAATTGCTAGGCTGTGACGGCTGTAGCGGAGCCTTGTTTGTTACAGGCGCTCCTTGCGTCCTTAAAGCGTTTCCTGCTTCCGGAATCCCGCCACCTACCATCTGTTCCGCTAATATGTTTTCTACCCCTGCCTGTTGCGGAGTTTCTACCAAATAAGATTCTGGATTAGTTTTTTGGAATGAATCTCTTAATATATCCTTAAATATCTTTGTTAAATTAACCGGTACACCAACAGCTGCGTACTGAACTGCGGTGTTAGCAATATTGATTGCGTCTTGAGCTTTGCCTCTAGAGTCATATGCCGTAGTTGAACCTGATTCAATCTTTACTTTATAGTTATGTAACGCGTCTCCCAAAACTTCTAAATCTATTTTTGTAAATTTCTCAGGAGCATCCTCTAAAGAAATCCTGTCTTTTTCAAAATCCAGCTCAGTTCTAGGTCTTCTAACCGTCATAGCTTCTGACTCTTCTGCGAAACTTTCCGCTAAGGCAAGCCACATTTCCCCAAGCTCTGCTATCGAAGTCTCCAAATGTTTAACAATATTATTAACTTGTGTATTAACCTGTGCGTCTCTAGCTAGAATACCACGAGCAGTATTTGTAAATCCTGCCGACCCACCACGATCAGTAAAGTCAACAGTCTGTGATACAGTTTGGAAATCCCTATTGAGTTGCGCTTCCTCATTGTATCCGCTCATTGGTTGTATCGGCTTTTCTACCGGCCTAATAACTCCTCTAATATCTGAACCTAAAGGCAAGTCAACCGGTATAATATTGTTTGGCCTATGAATTAAGTTGGCAGGATTAATCCCTGCATTTATATTGTAGATCCATTCAGGGAAATTAACAGCATTATTGAAATCAATTCTTGCGTTTCTTAAATTATTGTACTCAACTTGCAAACCTTCTAACGGTTCAACTTCTCCTACAGAATAAAATTCTCCTCTGATTTTTCTATCGTCCATTTTTACAAAAGGTCTAAACCCAAGTTCATTTACCTCACACCTTATGATGTAACGTGGATCACCGCCAACGACCACAGCCGTAAGCACATATTCTCTTTCGTCCTTAGCCTTCCCGCTTTTAGAAAATCGTCCCCAATACTCCTGCAATGTAATCTTGTTTTTGTCAATCTTTTCACTTACATTACTTATTCCCTTGTCCCATTCCTGGTCTTGTTCTTGCGTGTTAGTAAACCCTGAGTCTTGAAGCTCTTCTGGATTCAGCCCTTTAATCTGCGATAAATCGTATTGCTCTGGGTCTAATCTTAACAAATCTCCGAACCTCATGTTTCCGATTGTCTGTAAAACTCCCACACCTTCTTGAAAATCTGCAACTCTTGGGTCAACCTTAATGTCAAATATAGAAACTAAATCTGCAGTTGGTCGTTCAAACGAAATAACTTCCTCTTCATATTCCTTCTCTACTACATTCCCGTCATCATCAATCTCGACTTCAACGGATGTTTGGATCTTTGTTTCCTGATACCAGTCCACTTTCAAGAAACCAACCCCGTATATAAACGCGTCTTTAACCCAGGTTTCTAATTTTTCTTGCATCTCATCTTCGTCCCACCAAAAGTTCAGCGTATCACGAATAGCCCCTACATAAGCCGTTGCCTCGTTAGTCCTGGGCGTAACGATAAACTTAGGATCTTTAGCTATTACTGGTGGTACTTTCTTCTCAATGATTTCAAAAATCTTCGGAATGAAAATATTTGATTGACCGGGTAGTCTTTCTTGGTTCGTGAATACACGATACATTCTGTACCAATCCAGCCATTTGTTTCTTAACCTCATGTTAAGATTGTCGAAATCCTTATTAACTTGAACAATCCAGTCCAAGGCTCTCTTACGTTCTTCGGAGTTTAGTTTTGCCATAGTTATCGTTTACTGATATCGATTAAATGAAGTGCCCGTAAAGGCGGTAGTTTGTTTTTGATCTTAATCTTTCCACCACATTCGTGGCTTATACACCTAACTTCCTCATCTCTCATGTCTTTATATCCGTCCTTGTAATCTCTGCGGATATCGCCACCAAAGAGAAACTTTTTAATTCCACACTTTTTGCAAATTCCTTCCCAGGCGATGTGATCATAACGCCCTCTTTTACGATTTGCTCGCTCGTGGATTTTTTTGATACTCATAGCTCTGCTTTTAATTATAGCAAATAACCAACAAAAACGCAATTACTTCTTGAAGTACGGTCTTCCGTCTTTAGTGTAACGCATTTTCATATGTTTAAGTGGATTTAAAAATTTTTGCAAAGGGCGCTTTAGATAGGGAAGAGACATCGCTAACGCGTCCACCGCATCGTCATGTTTACCTGACGGGAATCTTTTAAGTTGGTCTTCGAGAACTTCTGCTCTATTCCGTGGGTGGAAGATAAGTCCATTAGCATATAAGGGAATAAGTCCACGGATCTTTGTTTCCTTATTAGATCTAGTATGGATTTGTGAAACGTGCAGGTATTTTCCTCTACGCTTTCCTTCAATCTTTAAATAGTGAGCTAACGCGGACTGGTACCCTACAGCTTCAATTGCCACACGAGAATCATAAAGTCCTTGTTGTCTATATATTTCAGCGATAACTTCTGACGGATCAGCTTTCCAGTTTTTATATTCGATCACATATATCCTATCGTTCCTATCCATAGCGGCGGTAAGAACAACCGAATCATCGGCATAGTCTTTCTTCGAGATCGCCAGATCGACAGTAGTTACATAGGTAAGTTTTTCAGGTAAAGTATCCCAGTACTTAAGCCATTCTTCCTTGAACTCTCTTCCTTCTTCGGTAACTGGATCTTGTTGGTAGAGCGATCCCCAGTCTCGTATCCCAATAGATTCCTTTATGGATAACAATTCTTTTAAGGGATACTTTTGTGGCCAAAGAGCTTCTCCTTTTTTCCTGAACTCCTCAGGTTCAGTTGCGATAGCAGGAAAACGCAGCACATCCCACTTACCAACTTTACAACCTAACGGATAAGTAGTAGTTGTTTTTTCCCAGCGGTTAGCCTTTGTGTTCAAGTGATATCCCTTTTCTCCTTCAAGATCTAGAAGTCTTCCACCTAGGTCATTATCGTGCCACTTGGTTTGAATTAAAATCACGCATCCTCCTTTTTCTAGACGAGTGTAAGCAGTGGACGTGTACCAGTCCCAGATCTTTCTTCTCATAGTTTCTGACTCTGCTTCTTCTCTGTTCTTAATCGGGTCATCTATTATAAGACAGTTTAAGAGGTGGAATGAATTGGCGTAAAAGTTGTGGTTATCTGAAACTCCCAGGTCATACACCCACTCTTCCCCTTGTATTTGTTCTATATTCTTTATCTTGCTAGATATCAGTTTGTCTATTACTGGTGTGTTTTCGTATGACAGCTTCGACAAAGGGGCTGAAGATTCCTTATGTTGTTGTTCTCCTTGTTTCCGTCTCTGTGATGCAAGTCCTTTGCTAGTGTAGTACACTTGGCACACTGAGGGTTCATTCCCATTATTGCCGCTCTTAGCTTTTTGAATGCTGGCGGATAGGAGCGTACCCCACGCCCACCGACGCCCTTTGTGTGAATAACCTCTGAAGTTTTTCCTTTTTGCCATGTGTGGTAGCAGCCCCTTGAGCAAAACGGACGTGCGGTCACTGATCTTTGTGAATGATATAATCCTCGCTTGAATAAAGTTCTGCACTGAGTGCACCCCAACTCCACGCTGTTGTAGCCCGGATGTTTCTCTCCTCTTCGCTCTCTTGACTTCTCCTTGTTGTTGCACTTTTTTGAGCAGAACATTTTGTGGTTGTTCTTTTTTCTCTGACGTACTTGTGACGAGGTAGTTTCGAATTCTATTCCACATTCGGGGCAGCCTTGAATCACTCTCTTGCTTTTGTTTCGCAGCCAAGTACTGCACTTGTTGCTGCAGGTGTGCGTCTGAGCTTTGGCTGATCTCTCCGACACCCTGAATCTTGCAAGGCCTCTGGTGAAGTTTTTGTTGCACACTGGACATTTCGCCCACAACCTCATCCCGTAAGGCGTTCTCTCCTTTGACCTGAATAACTTTTTCGCCTTTCCTGAGCTCATCCAGTCTTTTATAGACGGGGACTTTTTGCTGATCGAAACCCACGCATACTGGGTGTTCCCCCGTGGCATGAAGTTCTCTCCCGTTTTCTGTCGTGAGCTTATAAGTTTTTTTAACCTTTCTGCGTGTGACATATTCAACATCTTTATATTCTAAGTTTAGATGTCCATAGGATAACACGGCAGGAAGTG